TTTAGTTGCATTTGGATCTGTAAAAATTTCAACTTCACGCCGAAATGAAGTATTGTTCTCAATGTATTCGATGATTTCAGTTTCCATCTAAAATCTCCTTACATTTGCGCCTAACAAGTTCTTTTAAGCGTCCTTTAGCAAGAACTAATCCAGAAGAAATAAAAGTTTTTATTTGAGCATCTTTAAAAGCTTTTGTTAGAACAAATTCTGCATAATCAAAGATTTTAGCGCCGCCATAATAAGTAAAAACTCTAGCCCTATCGCTTGCTGGTTTAGGTGTAAAGAATTTTATTGTAATTCTTTTAACTCCTTTAACATAACCAAAACCTTCTTGTTCAGGTTCTACAACTGGAAGATTGCTAGCATTTCTTCCTTTTTCTGTAGTAGCGACTAAAATTCCATCAACATAACCAAAACCACTATCAACTAATCTTTCTTTATCTCTAGGAATATTTTCTTCAAACTCATTTAAAATATCTTCACAGATTATAGCACCTTCTTCTTGACCAATGGTGTTAACTAGTCTTTCAAGGTCTCTATATAACTGATTTATACTTCTAGCCATAGTAAAATTCTACATGATGGACTATTGATCTATGGTCCATGTTCTTTTGATATTTAAAAATCTCATAAGTTACACCATTATGTTCCATGTAACAATCAAATAAGTTAATATCTTCAAAAATTAAGCAAAGACCTTTTGGAATATCTCGATGATACATATTATCCATATGTCCACCGAAGTACACAGTTAAAATTTCATCAGTAAGATGTTCTTCAATCCAAGCATCATATTCGCCAACAAGAATAGGAGAAGAAGAATCAGTTTGAGTTCCTCGGTAGTCTTTAATTCGCTGATAAATTTTTACTTTCGCGTTGGTGCGACCCATTTATATCTCTCTAACGGATAAGAAGTTTCATCAGTAAAATCAGTTGCCGTTGGAGTAACAGCAAGTTTTCCTGCATTTACTGACTGGGCATATTCTTTATAACGCTTATCATAAGCTTTATATTTAGCTGAGAGTTCTTCATAAGAAGAACCCATTTTATACGTTGGAAGAAATTTCTTTCGCAGAATATCAAATGTCTTCATGCCTGCTTGGCGAACTTGATCATCTGTAAATAAAGCAAGAATAGCTGCTTTTTCAGCAGCGGTGAGATCAAGAAGAGCTTCACTTCCTACTTCTAATAATAAGGTAGATTCTATCATAATGAAAAAAAGTAAGAGAGGGGGATTGTTCCCCCTCAATAGGTTAGGAAACCACGTTTTCGCAGAAAACAGCTAGATCGGTGCCAACTGCTACCTGATCAATGTACATATCGGCTTCAATACGCACAGCATCATTCTTTTCAGGCATGAGAATCTTACGAGTAGCAATTGCACGACCATTTGATTCACCAACATAGGCAATATTATAACCAGCGGAAGGAGCAGCCTTAGTTGGGCGCGGAGGCGTGTAACACAACAGCATTTTACCATTAACCATGAAGTCAGTTCCACCTTCATTGACTGCATCCAAGACTTCGATGCGCTCAACTTCAAACAAGTTGGCAAGAAGAGCCAACGTGATGACTTTATCAGTGGTCGTCTTCATCCGGTCCATGATATAAGTGTTTGATTTAAGGGCTTTGAGAATGTCAAAGGTGATGATCATCTTGTTAGCCTGATAACCAGTGGTTGATTTGATGATAGCATGATAAGACATAACTTCATCAACTGGATCAGCATCAGACTTGCCAGAAGTCTTAGTATCCCATTTACTGTATCCAGAGTCATCATAATCAACATCTGTTCCCCAGATACCTTTAGTAAAGAAAGAGTCAATAAGTTCACTCAAAAGAACTCGCTGCAGACGATTTACAACGAAATCAATAGAGTCATTGACAGGATCAAACGGATTATCATACTCATTGCGATCATCTTTGGTAATGTCTTTATGGAAGGAATACTGTTCGCAACGATATGCCTGTTTACCAACAGTGTAGTCATCACCGACCGATTCCGACGCACCTACACGCTTATACAGTGAAGTAGTGCCAATACGAAGCCAATCAGACTTGGTATAGGTAGCAATATACCCAGCAAGTTTCTGCGAGGTAATCATCGGAAAGATATTAAAAACCTTGAAAGGATTCTCAATCATGTACCGATTTGCTACATTTGCAATGTAGGTAGTATTTACCTGATCACTCCAGTGAGACATTTGTAACCTCCTTATGCTGGCATCCGAACACGGATTTTGGTGATGGTAGTAGCAGCTTCAAGAGCTGTTGCCTTGACATGATCCGTGCCCACCGTTGCTTTAGTAAAAACACCATCGACGGTTGAACGACCATTGCTAGAATCAGCACCATCAGGAGTCAATGGATCACCAATAGATATAGCGGCTACTGTTCCATCAACATAGGCTTCCATTTCACCTGAAATGACAACATCAGAAGCCAGATTAGCACCAAAACCTTCATAAACAATTCCTTTTGCCATCTGGCTACGGCTTGTAGTCTTAGCACCAGTATCGTCTACAAGATAGTTTTCTGCACCAACAAGAGTTGTAGACGGAACCACAGTGTCATGAATCAGATTTTTCTCAAGATCAGCCATTCTTACACCCCCTCGTTAAAGTCAGCAGGATGCTCTTTTGCATAAGCAGCCCATGCGTCACTTTCTTTCATATTATGGACTTTAGCATATTCAGCAATTTTAGCTTCGAGATTCTTTTCATTATCTGGAATTTCTTTAGTCAACTGACTCTTACCAAGTTCATTAATGATGTCTTGCTGGAACTTAATAACATCAAGAATATCATTAAGATCTTTTTCGCTAATTTTTTCATAAAGAGGAGAGATAACAGGAATAAGAGCATCTCCAACTTTAGTAGCAACCGTAGAAGTAAATTTGTCAAGCTTAAGGGCACGGATTTCTCTATCCTGGGCTTCCATCTGTTTCTTGATAGCATCAGGAAGATCAGCAACTTTGGTCTTTTCGACAATATCAAACTTATTAGTATCAACAAGTTTAACACCATCCATAGTTTTGCTGATAGTGTATCCAGCCAGTTGATCCTTGAAAATATCAAGGATATCTTCTGAAGAAACGTCTTTATCAACGGTCTTCAACTCTTCCTGGACAACTACAGGTACATTTGCAGACTTAGTTGCCAAGAATGCCATAAGTTTTAAAAATTTATCCATTAAGATGCCTCCTTTAGTATCTTTAATACAGATAAACCTCTTTTTATTTTTTGGATTAGCTGCAAGACTTACTTCATTAACTTGTATTTCTTCAATTAACATTTCGACCTCACTAGATCATGATATTGGGCTAAAGTTCAAAATTAGTCAAATGGAAATGGGGTAAAAAAAGACCGTTGGAGTGGGCAGGCTCCAACGGCCAACAGGGGAGTGGAAAGGAGAGTTAACCACGAGATGGATTATCTATAATAAAGCCACCAAGAGAGAAACCAACAATTTCTTTCTCTCGAATTTGGCGTTGTAGTTCAGGATCTTTAATTTTCCAACGCTGAACCCAAGTGCCTTCTTTGATAGTTTCACCTTCAACAATAATATCAATAGGAGTACAGTAACTTTCTAGAAGATTAACTTGATCAGTGTTAAGTCTAAGGCCATGACGATAAGCCATTCCCTGAAAATAAGTATTATACTCATAACAAGCTTTACGGATAGCTTCTTTTGTGAAAGTGTCACCATCCATGTCAACTTCGTCAGGAGCAATAACAATTCCAAAGACTTCTTCACCTTTTATCTCAAGATTTTTTATCGCTATATCCTTTTCTTTACAACTTTTTTCATAAATACTTCTTGCTTTTGTTTCGACCTCATTATAATTATATTGGCCTGCACGAGACATAGCAGCTCTAAGAAGTCCACAATGAATAGCACCAGATTTTGGATCACGATAAGGAAACTTTCTGTTGCCTGACGCGTCTACAAATAAAAAATAACTAGGTGGAAATTGTTTACGCTTATTTTGTGTGTTATAAGCTTCATAGATATAAGAAGGAATCGTTTGAGATCTATCTATATTAGGCATTGTTATCCTCCAAAGAATTTTTGTTAGTTGCATTTGGGTCAATAAGAGGTTCATCATCTGGAAAATCTAAAAGTTCTAAAATAGTATGTTTAATACTTTCAGTTGGTCGAATTAGTCCTTTGTCAGTGATAGATGCTAAGAAATTGCCAAGAGCTTTCAAAACACCCATATTCTTTAACTTTAAAGTAATTTGTGGCTGTTCTTCTATACGATTATAACGACAAATTGAATTAATTACCTGTTTATTAAATGATTCAGCAATAATATTAACATAAGCTTCACAAGCAGCTAAGAAATTAGTAACATGGATTTCTGTATTAGCATTATTAGTGGAAGCAAAGGCACCTAGGGAAACAAAATTAGCCAAAAGACCAGTGGCCATCTCAGTATTGTATCTAGCTATGATGTCAGAAGTTGGGACAGAAGCACGTTGTTCACCACGAAGAATAGTAAATTCCCAGCCAAAAGGCTTAACAACACCTTGTTGTTGATCACGTCGAACTTGTGATACTAGAGAAATAGCCCAATCAAGAGTTTGAGCAACTTCTGCACTATAAGTAGGTGAGTCTTCAATTGCGGCATTAAAATCAAAGCCTTCAGGGGCAGTCATTATAGGAAGTCCACCTAAATCTCGCTCAATTCCAAGAGCCTCAGCTGCTTCGATGGACACCTTATAGTAATATGGTTTATAAAGATGTCGAAGAATAGAAGTACCAAAAGGATTTCTACATTCAGTTAAAAAAGTAATATGAAAACATTTTTCATATGGAATAGTAAGTTGTCCTTTAGAGTCTGAATTTTGAATAACCATTCCATTATCATCATTAATAGCTTCAATAGTAAGTTGTGAGCGAGGTTCTATGTCAATAAGAGTAACAATGCCATTTCGAACCTGCCAAATTTTTTCACCTAGATAAAAACCATAACAGAAAGCTTCTGCTATTTCACCAAAAATTTGTGCCATTGAAGTATTCATTTCATCAATCATCTTTTTTACTAAAGAAGCATTAGGTCCAATAATGTCCCATTTTAGACGTTTTATAACTGTTTCAAGTAAAAGAATTAACCCGCCAACAATGGGATCGTTTTTACGCATCTTTTGATAAATTTTTAAGCCTTCAGGCGCAAGAAGTTCAGTCATTGGTTCAGCAGTGGGAGAAGGATATCCACGCATATGACTATCAAGACCAGTAACACCATAAATATTTTTAGCATTACCTAAAGATGAGAGTTTTGTTCTAGGAAATTCTTTTGTTTCCTTATATAGAGTCGGTGGATTCTCAATAACTGCGCCCCTTGACAGTGAAATAAAATTTCGTAAGTTTATCATTTTAAACTCCTTAAGCATTTTGCATATTGAAAAAATCTATTTTATAAAACGCGCAAACTTTCCATAACGCTGTTCTTTATTACGTTGAAGCATTAAAGAGCTAAGTTTTGATCTAGCTCCAGGAGAGACAAAATTTATAGAAGATAACATTGAAAAATTATCTACAATAGTTGTTAATGTCAACGCATCAGCATAGTCAGTTGAGAAACCTAATCTAGCAACAAGTTGTTTCTTAGTAAGTTTCATCTGGATCTTAAGTCCAGAGTAATCAAATTCAATATTAACTAACTCTTTTTTAAGTCTATCAGGCGGTTTTACTGGAAAGTGTAAGTCAAGAATAGTTTGTTTAAGTTTGTAGTAAGCCTCAGTTCGCTTAATGTCAAACATATTTTCTTGAAAAGCTTTTTCTGACCCAATATGTCCAACGACAGGAAATTTTCTTAATCTAGTTAGATAACTATAAACACCTGCACCTATTCCTAAAGCATCAACTACTACACATACGTTTTTGCCAGCATATTTTGTTGCAACAATCCGGTTAATTTCTTCGACTAAAAAGGCAGTATCATTAATTGTAAAGTCATTCCATGCAATAATTGAGTTACCTTGACGATGACAAATGATAGTAGGGTCAGAACCTGAGCCACCAACATCAACTCCTAAGATAACTCGACCATCCATAATCATGGTGTTATCACGAATTAACTTATCATAAGCCTGTGGAGTAATAAGGAAAGCGTCATCTAAGCCAATAGGTAAACCCATAACCTTGGCTTGAAACATAGCTGAGTCACGACCATAACGAGCAGCTATCAGTTCTTCAAAATTCTTGTCAACAAGAGGGCTATTACGAGCATCGAAGTAAAGGACAGTATAGTGTTTACCCTTGCCCTCAGGATCGCTAATGGTATCATAATAATAGCCACTAGTTGATACTGGGTTAGAAATTAAGAGAACACTTGCACCTTTTGATGTTAGGGCACCATCAAGTGCAGTAAAAACAGGATCAGGAACACCAGAAGCTTCATCAACAATTATAAAAATATTACCAGAGGAGGAATGGAGACCTGCAAGAGTATCATTAAGTTGACGAGCATCTTTAGATACAGTACGCGCAACTGCATACCATTCTTTGAAATGCTTGATATAAAGTTTTTGTGAGAGTAAGGTGAAAAGATCTTGGTATTTGTAGCGCTTAAGCCACTGACTAATTTGTGCCCACAAGACATCTTCAAGTTGTTTAGCTGTAGGTGCAGTAGTTGCAACAATGGCATAATGGTGACATGAGAGATACCAGATGGTTAGAAGTGCAGCAAGAGCGGATTTGCCTATGCCACCACCAGCGCTAACACAGACAAATTTATCTTTGACTAAAGCTCGGGATATTTCGGTTTGTTGCTCGGTAAGCGAAGGATAAGTTAATCCAGTAAAGTCTATTGTTTCTCTAGCCCACTTTTCAAAATCATTTCCGTAGGCTTTATTTAATTGAGAAACTATGTATAAAACTTGTTTTTGGGCTGCCTTTTCATTCGCCATTTCCTCCAGTTATCAAATCTTTCATTAAATTGTCGAGGTCGGAATTTTCCGGTGCTTTACCTGTTGGCTTAGCAACGGATAAAATAGCTCGACAAGCTGTTATTAAGTCTTTATTATCTAAAGCTGGTGTGAGAGGATCAATAATTTCAACTAAACGGCGCAAGGCTTGAGTAGAGCCTTGTTTAACTAAAAGGTCTATTTCATTACTAGCTTCAGCTTCAACAGCATTTTTAAATTTTAATTCAAGATCTGGAAATTCAACAAATAAACGATGAAAAATACCTACTTCATACCCAAGCTCAAGAGCTATTACATCAAGGGGTTTAGGTAAGATAAATCGTTTAGCTATATAAGTAACAAATTTTTGATCTTTAAATTTCTCATAAAGATCTACAATAGATTTATTTGTAGTTGGATCATCGAATACTGGCATTTGTCCCCCTTGTCAGTATATCTAATATACGATCAGCAATAAAAAACTTACCATCGCCTATGATCTTCCAAAGATTTTTCTCAAGTTCCATTCTGTCACTTTTTACGCCTGCCAATGTAGGCACATAACAAAATATTTCACAGTCTAGCATATAGATCTTAAAAACATTATCAATCCACCACTCAAGTTTTCGTGAAAATCTAGGATCTTTTTGCCAATCATGAGTAAAAAGTATTGGACAAATAGGCACATCACCAGCGATTAACACTCGTCGGCAAATAAGATCTAAGTTTGTTCTATGATTCTTCATTACTTGGGGAGTCGCCCCCTCCAGTGGCCCCGTTACATATACTCGTCTGTGCATCATCCACTCCTTTTAAAGCACTTATAGTTATTTGCCTTGCCAATTCATCTATAATTTCAGCTATAGCCTGCAATTTAGCGATATGTCGAGGCTGCGTCAATACATAATTTCGATCTTTATGCGTAAATTCAATCATGGTCATGTCAGGATTTGGAATAATTCTGATTTTTGTGTCCTTTGACCATCGGGTCAGAATGGAGAAAAATTGTTCGGCGGTTGTAGAGTTATGAAGCGCGAATTTAATGTTATGAGCGTTTACATTGAATAAATTCCAAGCTTCAATCTCCCATTGTGAAAAATTATAGGAAAAATCAAGGTTATTAATTACAATATCTCGGACAATATCTGAGACAGTGACTTTATTACCACCAATAGAACGTTCTTTAGCCATCTTTTTTAAGCGTTCTGCAAATTCCAAAGAGAAGCGAACACCTACAATCTGTGACTCACCCATTTAGTCCTCCTTTGTTTTAAGGTAAATAAAAGTTCTTGACGACTCTATCTTGAGTTCTATATCATTTGTCTCTTTTAGGATTTGTAAGACTGTTTTGAAATCATTTGGTTCAAGTTCGGTATGGAAGATGCTATAAAGTTTTGTGACTTCCATGCGCCCACTATTCATCTTTACAATGTCTTTTATACGTTGGACATGAGGAGCGAGACGGTTTCCGCCGGCAATTAAGTAAGCTGTTCTGATGCGTTTTTCTGTTAAGTTGAACACATGCAAAGAGCGTTCAATATCGACTTTATCAATTAAGAATCTACCATCCCCCAAAGCCATTAAAGCAGCTACTTTAAGAACGAAAACTTTTGTTCGTCGTTCCAAATAAGCAACTATCCGAAAATCCTCAGTTGGGGAAGGTTCCTGAGTCATATACCAAGAACGGTAAAAGTCATTTGCTTCTTTAGTTGTAGGAATTGGACCAAAGTGACTTTGCATAGCAAGTAAATGATTTACACATCGGTTACGTGCCTCCCATTGTTCAGGTGTAACTATTGGATCTGGGAATTTACCTCTTTTTTTATCCTGATAAACCAGAATGCAGCGAGCTAACAAGCCAGTTGCTCCCATATCTGAAGCTAAGTTAGTACCGAACCATTGCGGAACGGCAGCAGTCAATAGGTTGAAGTAAGGATAAGGAATCTCAGTTTGGCCTGAGTTCTTTGTCTTGTAGACATATAAGTCATCACGGCCCCAAATATCCACTAAAAATGTTCCCATCTCAGACCCACTTGTCAACAAGGTTTTGAGTTCGTCGCTTAGGTAGGTAATGCTGCAATGTGGAAAAGTAGTATTGTCGTCAACTTGGAAGTCACGCCGTTGTTGAACCATCTCTAAAATGATCTTTTCTTTTAAAACAGAACCTTCAAGAACTGAATAACCAGTTTCTTTAAGCATTTTACCACCAAGTTCTAATGAAGTTGATTTAGAACATACTCCTGGTGGCCCCAATAGCACAATATATAAGTTTAGATAGTTACGAAAGAATCCTCGATCTATCCAAACTCTTTTTTCTGCTGCTCCAGCAAGGACTGAAATACCAACCCAAAGGTGCATAATTTCTGGTGTTTCATTTCCTTGGGTAAATAATAAATAATCTTCCAGAAATTTACATAATTTCATATAATATTACAATAAATTTAATGTAGAAAGTCTGCTAAACTGAAGTTGTTTATGCACCGTTTTAACATCATCTAAAGATTTTAACTCAATCATATTTTTCCAATTGTAACCTAATTCAAAATTTAATGGAATACGAAAAGTTATATTATTTACAGTTAAATCAACTTCAATAAGATCTTTCATTTTTCTTAGCACTCTTTCAATAGTTGTAGAATCATCAGGTAGTTGAAATAAAATGGAGTCATGGACCTGATTTCTAAAATCAAACTCAGGAATTTCATTATAACACTTTATAATACCTTGATTGATATAAGAAACAGATATAGATTGTGGTTCAGCAGCAATAGCCTCCCGATGGACTTTTGAAAAATTTTGACCTTCGGTTTCTGTTATTGGGCCAAAAAACTGAATAATTCTACCAAATGGTGTTTTGATACATCGTTCAGTAATAAGTTTATTAGCAACATTTTTATGCCAATCAACAACTTTATATCTTATTTCAAGATAACGATCTCGATATTGTTTTGCTTGTTTAGGTGTGCAACCAAGAATTTCACTAAGTAACATTGGACCCATACCATAGTGAGTTCCATGAGCAATCTTTTTAGCAATATCTCGTTGCCATTTTATAATTTTATCAGGTGTAGTGTTAAAAAGTAGTGCAGCAACAGCCGTATGCAAGTCCTTTAAATCAAATTCTTTTAACCAAACAGGATCACCACATAAAGCGGCAACTATTCTAGCTTCTGACTGTGATAAGTCACTTTGACCAAAAATAAAACCATCTTCAGCAATATAAACTTCTCTGGCTTCTTTTGGCTGATTCTGTAAGTTTGCTCCACTTCCTGTGATACTTTTACTAGATGATAAACGACCTGTGTATGTTCCAGTGACTTTCATGGAGCAACGAACATGATTATCAGAGTCAACATTAGGATTAAAAAAAGTTGACATTTTCTTTTGCTTTTTTAATGTAATTAACAGACCAATAGCAGCTTGATAAGGAGTTGGGTATCTAGCTAATAAACGTAACTGTTTTTCACCAGTAGTCCCACCTGATTCTTCTTCCTGCGGTTCTGCGATAATTCGTCCTTTTGGCTTTGGAAAATCCCAAGTCCCATAAATAAGTTCAGCCATTTGTTTAGGAGAGTTAACATTTACATTACCAACTATTTCTTCTTTAATTTTTTCTAATTTTTCAATTATTTTAGTGTTGCGATGAGTTAAACGAGTTGATGCACAAGTATATGCCCAGTTATCTTTGTTATCTACTAGAAGACCACGCATTTGTGCATATAAAGCAGGACCAATTAACTGCATTGTATCTTGGAAAACTTTCTCAACTCCCCAATCTTTAATTTCTTGCTTTAGTGCCAGATAAATTTCATAAGTTAAACAGCAATCTTTGCCATTATATATGTAAAGATTTTCCCATGATAGTTTACCACGTTTCAATTCGTCCATTGCTTCTTTGCCTTCATCTTTCCAATAAGGTTCTTTTGTGTAGATGGAAGCACAAAAGGCAAGAGATTTTGGAAGAGTCGGATAAACACTATGTTGAGCAACCATAGTATCGAAAAAGATATTATTATTTAAGATTTTGTAGTAATAAGCGTTATGAAAAACATCATAAAGACAATTGTGAAAAATTTTGGGCGTAGAAGACTTTGTAAAATGTCCAATAGACTTTAAAACTGTTGGATCTTCTAGTAATTCAGATGTAATGACAAATGCTTTTTGTGGATTAATAGCCCATCCATAAGCAGTCATTCTAGGCCCAGCAGTCTCAATGTCAATAACAATTGGAGTTTCTACATTTGAATAAGTTTGTAAAAGAGCAATCGCATCAATTTTATGTCGAATTATCTGAATATCATGATGAGGATAGATAATTTCTGAAGTTTCACAATCCTCTAAAGCTTTTTTACAATCCATAATAAAAATGGGCTCATATTTACCTTCACCACGAATAATGTTACCAGGATTTATAACAGGATAGACCTTTAGACCATCGACAAATGTGCATGGCATAACAGAGCCACGATAACGATGTATATTAGATTTTCCAGTTAAAAGTTCTAAAACTTCATTACCCATAGCGACAATAGTAGTTAAGCCGGAAAGTTTCCATTTTTCAAGATCTTCTTTTAACTGCTCTTTGCCTTCTTCACGAATACTTGCCGGCAATAAACTATAAATATTATTTGGTGCTTGTTGATGAACAATATTAGTTAAGTAAACTTGAGATTTATCAATGCCGGCAGTTTTGATAAGGCGAGAAAAATAATGTCCAGTAGGGCCAGTAAAAGGTTGACGACGAAGACAATCAACTTTATCTGGAAAAATACCAATAAAAGCAAGTTTTGCAGATGTAGAAGGAATATATTGGATTCTATTCATCTAACATTCTTCTTTCGCATACTGCAAAGACTGTAAAATAGATGAATTATAAAACTCTTCCTCTTTCTCACAGCCCATAAAAAGTCTCTTTGATTTAAAGCAAGCCCTTAATGTTGATCCACTACCAGAACAAAAATCAGCAACCATATCCCCAGGCAAGGAAAAAATATTTAAATGATCTATAATTAAATTTTCTGGTTTTTGTGCAACATGAATACGATTTGATCTAACAGTTGGATAAGGAAAAACATTTCCTTTACCTTTTATAAGCATCTCCGCATTTGATCCTTTCCATCCATAGACTGCTATTTCAGCAATAGAACCTAAACTGACAGATGGATTTGATGAACGCCCTGATAAATTGGTTTTTACCCATACAATAGGAATTGATGAAACTGAGTAGCCAGCTTCAGTCATTAATTCTGTCATAAAAGTAAAAAATTCAAAAGCACACCAAAAAACAGCAAATTTATCAGGTTTAAGACAACGATAAGAGTCAATAACAATATCTCTTATTACTTTCAAAACGTCTTCTGGTACATCTTTATAAGATTTATAAGTTATACCTCCTGCAACTTCATCTAAATTAATTGCAAATGGAGGATCAGTGTAGATTAAGTCAATAGATTCATCAGGTATAGTTGCAATAAAAGATTTTGCATCTTGGCATTTTAATTTATTTATATAATCTCCAATATCAAGTTTATCAATAGCAATTCTACTCTTTTCTACCCTTGCTTTCCTAACAATCTCAACAACCTTATTCTTTTTAAATTTATCTATTTGAGCTAAAGCTTCAGTTAATGTTTTGCAATCTTTAACAATATCTTCATTGTTAGCAATTGCTAACATTCTATGAACAAATGTAACATCAGATGATATAAGTGAAGCTGTCTCTTTTAATCCCCAACCTCCTTGTACACCTTTACAAGCAGCACCATTTTCTTTTACTTTTTTATCATGAATAGCTTTTACAAGATGAGACAATTCAATTGGAGTAAAATCTTGACGGCGAAAATTTTCTTCAAACTGAATTACTAATTCTTCAGGCTGTTCAGTTATAATACACTGTTTACCTACTTCAAGTTCAGTATATTGCAGTATTTCAGTTAACGCAAGAAAACGTCTTCGTCCTGCAACTACTTCATACTTTTCTCCTTGTGGAACAAGTGTAATTGGATTTATTAGCCCAATAGTTTGTATTGAAAGTGCAAGTTCTCCAATGTCAGGTCGTTGTGTTCTAAAATCAGATGATATTAAACATTGCGAAACCGGAATTTTCATAGTTACTCCTTTCAAGTGAAAAAGAAGAGGGGCCGAAGCCCCTCAGAACAAAGGAGATTATAGAACTACTGGGCGAACTTTATTAATCTTATTCTTTTCAGCATATCCATCTTTAGCGGGTTCAATAATAACCGAAAGAATGGCTTCAGTATTCAGAAAATCCTGAGTATCAAATTCACGCCCACTTTCAATATTAGCAGCCACACAATACTGTTTCACCTTCCACTCAACATCAAGCATCACATTGTCAAAAAGTTTACGCCCAGCAAATTCTCCATCAACAACTTCCCATGCGGCCTTAATCATAGGCTTGCCATCTTTAGATGCCGTTAGTTCAAACTTATCAAGCCTGCCCAAATAATCTGCTGCGGG